CATACTGTGGTTATGCTTTGCCGAACGAGGCAGAGTCTCTTGCTCTACGCATCACGACAGACAGCGGTCGCCTCTTCACCCTTACCGCCTTATTGGATAATGCCGAGACTACTGACGATACCGAGGTACTGTCCAGTGGCATCCACTATACTATCAGCGTGAAAGTGGGTAAGGACAAGGTGACTATCGAGCAAATATCAACGAGCGATTTTGATAGCCCGTTCGGAGACGGCTGGAACAATGAAAACGACTTAATGTAATCTCCCTGTCACTCGGAACGACAATCACTATTTGTCATTCTGAACGAAGTGAAGAATCTGAAACAATAAAGAATTATGCGAAAGATATATCAATACATACTGATGACTGTTGCCCTGGTAGCGGCAGCATCGTGCAGCAACGAATTGGATGAGGTGTTGCAGCCTGCCGGAAATGGCTCGTTGCAATTCGTAGTAAGCGATTTCCCTGCTTTTGGTGAAAGCCCCGACACCCGTGTTATCGGCACACAAGATGTCGGTAAGACAGCGTGGGATAAAGACGATCAGATCATTGTCACCCTTACTTCAAAGAAGTTTGGCGCACAGAGCGCTGTACTTACCTACAACGGCACATCGTGGAGTACGGCAGTAAGCTTCTTGTATCTCGATAACGAGACACCTGCCGTCAGTGCCATCTATGCACCATGCTACGAAGTGACAGCTGCCGGCAAACTCCAACTGAAGGACGGTATGCAGTTGGGTATGACGGAGTACATTCCTGCGGATTGCAGTCTTGCTAATGGTGCCATCAGCATCAGCTTCGCGGACGTAACCCGTAAATACAGCCGTTTGCGTATTGCAGCAGATGCAGGTCAGAAACTGGCCGTAACCACTACAGGCTTCACTCCGGCAGGAGCGACCGAAGTGACAACTGAGCCGTACACCCTTACAGCCAATGCTAATGGCAATGCCTTCCTCTATGGTACTTTCGCTTTAGGAGCAACGGTAAGTGTATGCAATGGCAATGTAGAGATGGAAAGTCACTCCTTCACGAATGCCACGGAGGAGCGCGTGAGTTATGCGCTGGATGCCACATACCCTTATATCACCTTCACGGCCTCTGCAGAGCAGACTATGACGATTGATACCTACAGCAGCTATGTCTTGGACGAAAGTATGCAATACTCCGTAAATGGAGGCGAGTGGGTACAACTGACAGCCAAGACAGCCATTACCTTTGGGGGTGATAAGGGTACGCTGCGCCTTCGTGGAAAGAGCGCCAATGGTACGGCAGCATCTTCTTCATCACGCGCTCAAATATCTTTTGGCGATGACAATGTGCAGGTTGCCTGCTCGGGCGACATCCGTACCTTGGTGGATTATGAGAACCATGCTACAGTTTCTACCGCCAATGCCAGATTCTGCTCTTTGTTCGAGGGTTGCAAAAGTCTGACTTCTGCACCAGAACTTCCGGCTACAACATTGGCAGAGTCTTGCTATGAATATATGTTCTATAAATGTACAAGCCTGACTGTGGCACCCGAACTCCCGGCTACAACTTTAACGGAATTTTGCTACAATCGTATGTTCTATAACTGTACAAGCCTGACTGTGGCACCCGAACTTCCTGCTACGACATTGGCAGAGTCTTGCTACCGTAGTATGTTCTATAATTGCACAAATCTTACTACAGCACCCGAACTTCCTGCTACGACATTGGCAGAGTCTTGCTACCGTAGTATGTTCTATAATTGCACAAATCTTACTACAGCACCCGAACTTCCGGCTACAACTTTAGCGGAATATTGCTACCTACAGATGTTCAACGGTTGCACAAGCCTGACTGCCGCACCTAAACTTCCTGCTACTACATTGTTTGCGAATTGCTACTACGAGATGTTCCGTGGTTGCACAAGCCTGACTGCCGCACCTGAACTTCCTGCTGCAACTTTAGTTAATTGGTGCTACTGTCATATGTTCTATGGTTGCACAAATCTGAGCAACATCACTATGCTGGCAACGGATATATCTGCATCTGGTTGTTTAAACGACTGGGTATCAGGCGTGGCTTCATCAGGTACATTTACCAAAGAGGCAAGCTTAATACAAGGCTCAGAAACTGGCCAAATACCAACCGGCACAAGCGGCATCCCTGAAGGCTGGACTGTTGTGAATAAATAAGGATTTTGAAGTAACTTAAATATCCCCCGTCACGGCGGATAAATATCCGCCGTTAATGAGTCTCAGGGTTATGCTCTCGGTAGAGGAAATGATGGCAGTATTTATAAGTATGACGCTTTCGGTGGCGTATGGGTTAGCGATAGCAACGGCGGTACTGTACAAATTGGCGACGAGAGTGGCTATTATAATCCGGAATAAAGCAATATAATAAGTTATAGGGCTGGTTCACCAAGAGAAAGATATAGGATATTAACAATTAAAGCGAATTAAAATTATAAGACATGCCGGATAAAGACTGGGAAAGTTGCGAGCAAGAGCTACTTCGCCATTGGCAACATTATATGACAAAACGTCCCCTGCCGACATACGCAGAAAAATTAAAGGAAATAGAAAAGAAGGTAAACGAATGGAAAAGGCATAAGCACCACCGCCAGCACGGGTTGAAGATGCGTGATGTCGCAGAGCAACTGGGCATAAGCACCGTTAATTTGTCAAATTACGTAAACACAGTGGAAGGAATGAATTTCTCGGCTTGGCTCAACAGCCTGCGAGTGGAAGATGCAAAGAGACTGATGCAGGCTCATCCCGAACTATCCATTTACGATATAGGATACAAGGTGGGACATCCCATCCCGGATACATTCAAAAAAGCCTTCGTTACTATAACGGGACAGACTCCTAATGAATGGAGAAAGGAAAATATTGGTAAGTGATTAGACATTTACCATCACGGGGGATGTTCTTCATCCCCCGTTTTTTTAGTATAGGGATTTCCAAATCCTGACAAACATATTCCTCTTATCTTCATCGGATTCGGAAATCCGATGAAACGGAGAATTCTCAACCACGCTCCTACGCTACAAAATTCCCGAAGAAGTAATAGGATATATTTCTCTGTACGGGAACTTTTGACAATTTCATTGTCGATTTTCAGCTGCACTCGCCGAGAAACCTGCAAGTAAACTTGCGTTTCGCTCGTTGGCACGAAAATTCAGCCCCCTACAAAACTCCGTTTGTAGAAATAGGATAAAAGTTTCTTTGTGGAAACTTTTCACAGCCTATGAATAGCGTATCAAATGCGTCTGTTCCGTCGGTGCGGTGTTCGAGCAGGTTTTCTTCCGTCTCGTCCAACTTTTCACCGCCTTTGTCCTTGCGGAAACCGTTGCGACCACGCACAACACCGGCTGTCTGAATGGCAAGGATAAGGTCATCGTTGTTCTGTCGGTTGAAGAACGGCATAAGCCTCTGCTTGCCGGCAAAGCCTTGATTTATTAAAAGGTACTTTTCATCGTGTCGCATAGGATTGCCAAGATACACATCTTCCACTTGCCAGCCTCGCTTCTCAAATTCGTGGCACACCACCCAATGAAAGTCCTGCTCATTGACGGCATAGTTCGCGCCAAGTGCTGTGGTGTCATAGTAGTAAACCACTGTCTTGTTTTGGTGGTGTGCATAGTAATTGCAGAACTCCTCAATGAGTGCCGGGATTTTCCTCTCAAACTTCACATAAAAGGATTTTATGATGTTGAGCCTACGACCTTCGGGCTGTCCTGCCACAATCCAATTTATGTTTGCATTGTAGTCCATACCGATGCAGATAGGTGCAAGAGGATTAACATCGCTGTCGCAGAGTGAGGTGTTTATTATACTCCCTCCCGGCTCCGCCGTACTCCCTCTATGAACAGAGGGAGAGTTGTTTTCTGCTTCAAGCGAGGCATAATATTCCTGTGCGTATTTGTCGAGGTATTCAAAATCGCTGGCGTTGTACTTGTGCCCCTCGCGCATTGAGGAGTAGAAGCCGTCCTTCGCTATTCCGATCCTCTGACAAAGGATAGAGGTTTGGAATGTTTTTGGCGTAAGGTCGCGCTTCATCTGCTTAATGTAGTTCTCGCCCAACAACTGCAAGTTCTCTATGCTGCTGTACTCCTTGTAATAGACCGCAACGGAACGCATCTTGTTGAGGTTCGTATCGAGTGTGCGGAGGTATCTTTTGAGGTATTTCGGCACAGCCTTGCCCTCACTCTTCAACCTACGCACACGCTCCTTTGTCTTCCATATCTCGTATATGGTGGCCTTGATTGTATCTATCAGCTCTTCGTCCATCTTCTCTTTGTAGTGCAAGAACCACGAGCCTTTCTGTGTCTGTGGCATATCGCTCAATATCATTATCGAGTGATTGAAGGAGTGCTTGCCGAAATATGACTTTATACCGCCATTGGCAGGGAGTGTTTCATCTTTCAGCCGTTCATAATCTATGAACTTTGCTTCGTCAATAAGCAACCACGAAAGCGTAAGCGAGTTGGAAGAGCCGGGCCTGTCCTGTGATATGATGACTGCAACGGAGCCATTATAGAACGAAATAACGTGTTCGTAATCGCTCGGCTCGATGATTGCGCGTGCAAAGGATTTGGGAGGCTTGCGACCAACGACATAATGCACTCCTTGAATATATCCCC